CAATTCATAACCAACCACGAAAACAAGCCTTGATCATTGATAAAAGTGGAACACGCTTATATAGTAGTGCAGTCTGAAGTCTAAGCATATCTTTATCAGTCTCAATATAAGGCTTATAATAATGAATACCTATTTGTACTTTCATGGTTTCTTTACCAATCTATACATCTTAAACTTGCGACTTTCGTGCCAACGATCTTCGATAATGTAACCTTTGGCTCTTAGTTCACCGACTCTTGTGCTTAACTTCATAGTACCAGCTTTATGTAGTGCATCTAAAGGACTAATCCATTTGTGTAATGCTTGAACAATCAATTCGTACTGTTTCATATATTCTCCTCATAAAAAGCTAAATATTCGTCAGGTTTTAAGTTCTTAGGTTTATGGAAAAATACACGATTCTTTAAGTCGTACTCCTCCATAAATGCTCTACTATTCTCTAGTTTAATTTGATTAATAACATCCTCAAGAGCATAATTCGGTTTGCTCATATTAGGGTTTTCTACTCCATTAATTAATCTAGGTCTAGCTGCAGCCTTTAACTGTAATTTTTGTCGTTCTGTAAGCATAGTTGTCCTCAAAATGGCATATCATCAGGTATATCTGCTAAATTCTTAGGAAATGGGTCTTTAACAGGCTCAGGATCGTTCAAATAAGCAATTAAACAACCATCTTTTAAACTAAATAATGGGATAGTCTCTAGCTTTAGCATAAGTCCATTCTTAGTCTCTAGGATGATTCCTATACTTTGATACTTCTTCTTAGCTTTACCCTCTTTATCTTGATACTCGCTAACTGCTGCCTTGATGTAATATTTTATGGCCATTTCATTCACCTTTCATTAATTGCATTTCTACTTCCACTTCATTCAAGAACTTCAAAACTTCTTCTTCCATCTTCTTTATAAATTCTTCTTCACGCATAACTTCTTCTATGTATAACTGTGATCTTGTTGGCATCCTTGGGTCAAATGATACGAACCACACAGACTTAGCACCTGTACATGACATTTGTGCTTGTATTTGGGTATAGTATTTAGATGGGCAACCATCCTTAAAATATGACCAATGAACTGCACTCTGATATGGGCATTTTAATTCCAGTAAAGAATCACCAATAACACCATCAGGACTACAACCAAAGTCTTTAATCGTGGGATGGTCTACAAATGCAACTTGATCTACAAATACATTATGAGCAACTTCAAACGCTGTTCTAGCAGTCTGTTCATTGTCCTTACCATGTTGCATTGCATCGTTCATAAAAGAAGGCTCTATGACACCTGTAACCCTTTGCAATGCTAATTCAATCATATAATTAGCACGACTTGCTGATACACCTGTTTTAGTCTTAGCTAATACATCTGCAACACGACTAGCAGTCACCTTGCCTTTTCTAAGTTCTAACCAAGAGTCAGAGCCTTGTTCTACTTCTCTATAAATCATTGATTCAGTCATTTTTAAGATACTTTCTTTTTAAGTTCGTCTACAAGTTCATCTAAATTAGGAGTAATACGATTAATAGTTTTAATATATAAGTAACTAGAGCATAGACAACGGCCTCTAGTCTCATACATTGAACCAGTAATGATGTCCATAAACCTTGGATGATCCTCATGTCTAGTCAGGATAAAATACCGATTGCCTAAGTTTGTTTCACCTAAGTACAGTTTTTTACCGACTAACCAAGACTTCATTAAAGCTCGTTTAGGCTGATGTAATGGGTAACATTGTGATGATGATGCAAATGTTTCATTCATCTGTCGCTCCTCTCTTGCTTGGCAGCTAAACACATTTCAGCAAACTTCTTAGGTACATCTGGATGCCATCCACCGATTAAGTTGCTACAGTTAAACTTAAATACTTCTTCTTTTCTGCTGAGTTCTGTCATATAAATAATGAAGCCACAGAATACAATCCACATTGCTATTACAAATAAGAAACTTTTACTCATAAGACATCTTCCTTTTTATATTTTCGTTTGATAATAAAAGCTAGTTTTCTAAGTGCTTTGCGTTCAATTACTTCAATTTCTCGTCTTGGAAGTTCTAATATAAAAGCAACTTCCTCCTGAGTGAAATAATTATTAGTTCGTGGTTCTCTCGAATTTTTCATCTATTTTCTTTAGTAAGGATTCAAGGCGATTATTCCAGAGTTTAGAATCTGCATTTTGTGGCCATGTAACTAGATATTCTTTGACTAATGTTGTAATCACAAGATAATCTACCTCTTTTTGCTTACTCAATAAAGAGTCTATTTGCTCATTAAATGTCATTTTTTCTTTCTCTCGCCTCCATCATTGCATCAGCTACATCATAAGCATAATCTCCAACCCAATTATCAACTTCTCCAATAGCAATGCTTTGTTGATCAGAATTAGTAATAATTGCTTGCATAGCTTTAGCAGCAAAGTAATCTCTTAACTCCATGCCCTCAGAAGATGGTGTAAACCAACAACCTTCTCCATCATCCATTGGTTCTTTTGATATTGCTGGAAATGCTTTCATACTAGTTCTCCCTTACGCTTGTCTTTTGCCTTAGAAATACGATCTATTGCAGCTTTATCTTTACTAAGTTCTTTATATGCTTGACCATAAGCAGCTTTAAGCGTGTCCATATCTAAGCACTCACCTATCATGTCGCACCAGTTAGTGCATAAATCAGTTAAATCAGGTGTTTCTTCATCAATTGCATCGCTTGGTATATCCTCTCCAGCGTAGATATAAAGACCAAGACCATGTAACGCTATTGCTTTAGCAAGGCATCGTTGCATTGCTGTATTAACTGCAAAACTATCAGGGTTAGTCATAGACTTGTTCTGATTATTCATAACTGGTAACTGTGCAGTCATCTTTTTACCAAATGCCTCAACTGTGCAAAACACCATCAAAGTATCACCAAAAGCCATTGGTTGATCATAAGTCCAAGTGGCTAATGGGTCTAGTTGAAGTAACTGATCTACTGCCCAAGCCCACGATAAATAGGTAAATTTACCCTTTTTCTCTGTATGCTCATTGATGTTAATCTTGCGTAATTCTAAGTATTTACTCATGCTAATTCTCCATTTTGAAATTCGTGTTCAGCTTGTTTTGAAGCTAGTTTATGAGCGAAGTCGTAGGCTTTTAAGTAGATGTAATTGCCTAGACCAGTCATATCGTTTTCGTTTACATACTCAGCCATTTCTAAATTTTCTTTGACTGTAAGTTCTGAAACAGCCTCAGCAATCAATTTAGATGGGTTGTAATCAGTCTTGATAAGTTCGTTAGTACGATCATCAATAATTGTTTGATCATCATTGTTTGATGGGTCATAACATAACCAGGAGTCAAAGTTTTTCATTATTTAACTCCTTGCAGTAACCAGATTGTTAGTGCTGGGCCAAACATTACTGCAAATCCTACTAGTGCCTCTATAAATTCTCTCATCTCATTTCCCTTTCGTTTCATTTAAATTTACTGCATGACTAAACTTTAACCTATAAAATCACACATTGCAACATCTTTTCACACATTTTTACACATTTCTTCTAGGTGTTTATACTAATATAAAATATATTTGCAAATATTCGCTATATGTATTATATTCTAACAAAGAAAGGAAATATATGAAACCAACTGACTATCTGAAATACGAATTTGAATCATTAAAGAACCTAGCTGACATTCTTGGCTTAACCCCTAACGCAGTAATACTTTGGGGACAGAAAAAAGTCCCAATTAAGTATGTAAAGAAGTTAGAGAAAATCTCTGAAGGTAGGCTTACAAAAGAAATGCTCAGACCAGACCTATTTAAAAAGGATTGATATGCACTATTACCAACATAATATTGGTGATTATCGTAAAGATACTGGTCATTTGACATTGCTAGAGCATGGTATTTATAGGCAATTATTAGACACTTATTACACAGAAGAATCACCATTAACAAATGATTTAAACAAGTTAATGCGTTCGCATAGCGTTCGTAATGCAGACGAAGTGCAAGCGTTTGAAAATGTATTAAATGACTTCTTTAAACTTACTGAAAAGGGGTATGTTCATGATCGTTGTGATAAAGAATTAGAGAAAATATATGGTAAATCTGAGAGTGCAAGGGCTAGTGCTAATGCTCGTTGGGCTAAAAGGAATAAGGTTATTGATGCGAACGCAATGCAAACGCAATCCGAAAGCAATGCGATTGGTATGCTACCCAATAACCCAATACCCAATAACCCAATAACACATATACCTACATACACAGAAGAATTTGAACTATTTTGGAAGTCGTATCCAAGGCATGAATCAAAGAGTTCAGCAATGAAAGCATTTAAGAAAGTTAAGGTAGATATAAACATACTTTTAAAAGCTATTGCACAACAGAAGAATAGTAAGCAATGGAAGGATAATATTATTCCTCATGCAAGTACATGGCTAAATCAAAGTAGATGGGAAGATGAGATTATTACAAAACCGACTAACGATATATTTTCACCTGTGAGGACAGCATGATTGGAGAACAACAAGTATTCAAAAAGTTACATTCTGGTAAACAAATACCTAGTATTTTTGTATTCGTAGGAGATCAGTCAGATGATTGGGATATGAAGGATACAATCTTTACAGAACAGAATAGACCAAAACCAAATGATCTAGCTTTCTTGCAAAACCAAGTAGTACAGCTAATTCACTTTAAAAACGCTTCAGACGAGTTTTTCTTTGCTTGGTATACCTACCTATCAACTATAGGAATAAAAACGCTTGTAGCCACCGATTCGGAGGTAGAAACCTATGTTAGTAGACATTGATCTTGATAAATACGCTGAATACTCTGAAATTCGTTCGATGGTCAATGAAAAGTCAGACTTTGAGACAGAACTACTTGAATATTTTAAAAACCGACAGAACGGAATTTTAGGGGATAAGTTACCTTTTTACTCTGCACAACAAAAAATAGGCTTTCGCAGAAAAGAAATCACAGTTTTAGCTGGAGTTAATGGTCATGGAAAATCATTAATCCTTGGTCAAATAGCATTAGACATCGTGGATAAGGGTTCTAAAATATTGATGGCATCGTTAGAAATGCCTCCAGTATCAACCTTGGCACGAATGACTAAACAGGCCACAGGAGTTTATATCCCAAACAAAGAGCAGATCAGCGACTTTATGAAATGGAAACTCGATCAGTTCTATTTATTTAACCATGTTGGTAGTTTGGAGTCCTGGCAAGTCATTAGTCTTTGCAGATATGCAGCACTAGAACTAGGAGTCAGCCATGTGATTATTGATTCTTTGACAAAATGTACTAAAGGTGAGACTGATTACGATGGTCAAAAGGACTTTATGAACCAGTTATGTGAAGTTGCTAAAGAAATGAATATCCATGTTTTCTTGGTTCACCATGTCAGAAAAGGCAATGACGAGACAGAAACAGCAAATAAATTTGATTTAAAAGGTTCAGGCTCAATATCTGATCTTGTAGACAATGTAATGATTATTGCTAGAAACATTAAAAAAGAACGAGAAACTGAGATAAATGGGATAGCTGATAACTCTGTACCTGATGCTGCATTGATTGTAAGTAAGCAACGGCATGGGGATTGGAACGGCACAATTAAATTATGGTTTGACATAAAAAGCCAGCAATTTATTGAAAACTTTAATCAACCAGTAATTAAATATTTGGACAATTAAATGAATCTTGAAAACTTAAACGAAAACAGAGTAGAAATTGCCCTAAGAATGCTATCTTCTACAGATGAAGATCATGCAATGCTATCAGGACAGGTTAAATACCTTGAGGAAGCGATAAAACAAGCTAAGGCTCATGTATTTTTACAATCTGAGGGCACAGTAGCAGAGAGACAAGAAAAAGCCCTAGACAGCGTTTTATACGATGATGCACTTAAAGCATGGATAGAGACATACAAGCAATTTAAGATATTAGATAACAAAAGGCAACATGAAGTAAGAATTATTGAGATATTTCAAACACTTAGTGCTA